AATTTAAATAAGAAAAAACAAAAGAATTTAACGCTTGAGGAAAGGGCTGGAATTGTAGAAGAAGAAAGAAAATTAAAACTTAGCAAATCCATGGAAGTGTTAGCGTCTATAGATAAAGCTGCTTCTTCTTCGAAAGATATGGGAGAAGCATTAGGAAAATTCAGTAAACAAAGAAGTACATTTGAAGGTGATCTTAAAGCTTTAGGTGTAGCATGGACATCTGAAACTGATGTTGCAAGAGGAGCAATCACCAATGCACTTGATGGAGTAAATAAACAACTTAAAGATGCGGGAAAAGCAGAACTTAAAATAAGTAGTGATGAAATTGAAAAAGCAATAAAAGATCCAACTGCAATTCGTGAGCTTACTGCGAAAATTACAAAAGCAGAACAAGAAGCTTCGACTGCAAGTAAAGCACAACTTGATCCTGTGTCATCTTCTGCCCAATCATTAATGGAAATCAATGACACGCTTAGAAATTTAAGTCAAAATGGATTGAGTAGTATATTCAATTCTTGGATTGGAAAATTAATTGTTCCGTTATTGGCTGTTGTGGCTGGTGTAGTTGGATTGGGCAGACATATAGAACGATTTTGGAGTTGGGCAAAAGGATGGGGTAAAGAAGGATCAGATACTTCTAGTGATTTCAGAATTGATAAAAAATCTCTTGAAGAAATGAAAAAACATTCTGATCCAAAAGTAAGGGAAATGGCAGAAAAGGCTCTAAAAAGAGGATCTATATTCGTCCATGATATACATCTGGAAAAAATCCTTCTTGCAATTCATGAAACAATTAAAAATTGTTGCATGGGAGATAAAGGAAAGACACCAGTACCGCAAGCGTCTGGTAAACCAGATCCAATGGCTGCATTGACTCAAGCTAAACCAACAGCTGGCAAAGCAGATCCAATGGCTGCATTAACGCAAGCTAAACCAACAACAGCACCAACAACGCCTACACCACCTCCTATTCCGGCAAGTACTGTTGGAAAAGTAGACAAACAAGCTAACGATGCACTCAAGCAAAGATTGCTTGAACAAAAATCCATTAGAGAAGGAACTACTGCTCCCAAGATTGCTCCACCAAAACCAGCTGGCATTTCAGATACAGAAAAAATTGCTGCTGCACAAAAAAGAGGAATATCGGAAAGCGGATTGGAAAAGATGAAGGCAGGTTTGAAAAGTAAAGCAGAAGCAGAAGGAAGTGGTGTGGATTTCAGACTTCAACGCAAGATTGAAGAACATCAAAAGAAAAAAATGAAGGCTGAAAAAGTTCAAATGAAGCATGATGGAAAAATGATGAGAGTAGAAAAAGAAGAAGTAAAGGTGGGCATGCCAGCTGCCGACTCTTCATTTTTAGAAGATGCAATAAGCCAAATAAAAAATATTAAGACAGAAGATTTGATAAAGGCTGGTGGCATTCTAATGGCTCTTGCAGCTGCATTAGTGATTTTGGGAATAGGAATAGTATTTCTTGGAAGTAAGCTTTTAAAGCTTACTGGTCTTGATCTTGCAACTGTTGCCGAAACTGCTGCTGTTGTTGTTGCCGTTGGTGCAGCAGCAGGAGGAATAGCATACGCATCTTTAGAATTGCTTGGAAAAATTGAAGAATTAAAAAGCTCTGGATTTATGGAAAAATTCAAAGGTGGAAATGCAAAAGAATTATTGATGGTAGCTGGTGCTGTAGCAATACTTGGTCCTATTTTGATCATATTGGGAGCAGCTGTTATAAAAGCAGCACAATTAATTACATCAAAACTTGATCTTGATTTATCTAAAATACTTGAAGTTTCAGCCATAGTAGTAGCATTAGGTGTTGCAGCTGGGGGAATTGCAGTGGCTTCGGTAGAACTTATAGAACAATTAGAAAAAGTAAATTGGGAATCAATTGACTTTGCAAATGTTTTATTGGGTGCTGCAGTATTGTTAGTCATAGGTCCAGCAATGGTACTTCTTGGTGCTGCAATTATAAAAATGAGCGATTTAATTCTTGGTGCTTTTAATCTTGATTTAAAAACAGTCATTAGAGTTGGTGCAACAGTAGCAGCAATCATGCTCGCTGCTGGATTAATCGCATTGGCTGCTATAGCTGCACTTCCAGAACTTTTCGAATTAGGCTTATTTGCCGAACTACTTCTAAGTAATCCATTAACATTATGGACTATAGGATACGGTGCTGCAGCATTGTTAGTTTTAGCTCCAGCAATCGTGCTTCTTGGTGCTGCAATCATAAAAATGAGTGATTGGATTTTAGGAGCATTTAATCTTGATGCATCTACTGCCTTAAAAATTGGAATGACTGTGGCTGGAGTAATTGCTGCAGCAGCAATAATTGCCGTTGCAGTTCTTGGTGCAGTTGCTGGATTAGCTGGATTAGGTGTTTTGGCTACAACATATCCATCTTGGCTTTGGATGATGCCTCTTGGTGCGGGAGCATTATTGGTTTTAACTCCAGCAATATTAATGCTTGCTGTTGCAATAATAAGAATGAGCGAATGGCTTTTAGGATCATTTAATCTTGATGCATCTACTGCTTGGGAAATTGGAATGACTGTGGCTGGAGTAATTGCAGCAGCAGCAGTAATTGCTGTTGCAATTCTTGGTGCAGTTTATGGATTAACCCAATTAGGTGTTTTGGCTTCAACATATATTGCGTGGGGATGGATGTTTCTTCTTGGCGCAGGAGCATTATTGGCTTTAACTCCAGTAATATTAACTCTTGCTTCTGCAGTAATAAAAATGTCTGAAGGTATATTGGGAGCTTTCGGTTTAGATTCTGGAAAGGCACTTGAAGTTGCAGAGAATGTAGCTGGAATAATTGCAGCAGCAGCATTAATTGCAATTGGAATAATTGCTGCAATCGCAGGGTTAACTTATTTAGGCATTTTAGCTACGATGGTTTACACCTATGCTCCACTTATGCTTTTGGGAGCAGCTGCACTTTTGCTTCTGACTAGACCAATAATAGCTTTAGCATCTAACATTATATCATTAGCAGATTCTGTTTTGGGTAGTTCAGAAATAGATCCAACTAAAGCCAAAGAAACTACCGAAGCAGTCGCTTCGATTTTAAATAGTGCTGGTGATATTGCTATTGGTATTTTGTCTGCAACTGCTGGATTGGTAGCACTAGGATCACTTGTAGTATATGCTGGTCCACTAGCTGGAATGTTAGCTGTTGGTGCTTTAGCTTTGCTCGTATTGACTCCAGCGATTTTGCTTTTAAGTGGAGCCATATTGAAAATGGCAAATGCTTTAAGTTTTGAAAAAGGTCAAGCTGAAAAAATTGTTGAGAATCTAGATGCGACTCTTGATGCTACGACTTCTATTGCTCTTTCAATTATAAAAATGGCTAATAAGTTGGCGATAATTAGTGTGTTGGCTATGTCTGCAATATTTCTTATTCCACTTTTATATCTTGGATCTTGGGCTTTGTGGGCATTAACACTTCCAATTAGAAGTTATGTTACTGCTGTAACAAATTTCTATGATTCATTAGTAGAAATCATATCACCAAAAAAAGCAGTTGAAATGGGCAAGGGTGTTAGTGGCATTATGGGTGCAGTTGGAACTGTTACTGAAGAAATTATGAAAGCTAAAGATAAACTTTCAAATCTTTCACAATATGCTGGATTCTTTGATTTTTTAATTGGCAATTCACTTGCAAAAACAATGTATGCTGGCGGTAAAGTTCTTAGAGCCTTAATGCTTCCAACCGCATATTATGCAATTTCTGTTGTTAATTTTTCTAGATTCCTAGCTTCTATCATAGAACCTAAAAAAGCAACTCAAATGGGCAAAGATGTTGCAGAACTTCTTGCTGGCATTGCTGCAGTTACTGACGAAATAATGAAAGTTAAAGACAAGCTTGCAAATTTCCCTGAGTATGGAAGTTTTTGGAATTGGCTTACGAATAATAAACTACCAGATCAAATGTGGAAAGGCGTAGCCACACTTTTAGAAATAATGAATCCAACCAAAATGTATGTAATGGCTATTGTGTTGTTTTCAAGAAATATAGCTTCCATAATAGATCCAAGAAAAGCTACCGAAATGGGAAGAGGTGTAGCTGAAATTCTTGCTGGTGTCGCTTCAGTTAATGAAGAGATCATGAAAGTAAAAGACAAATTAATTAATGTTCCAAAGCATAGTGGATTTTGGACTTGGCTTAGAGGAATACCATTACAAGAAACTTTAAGAGAAGGTGTATTGGCACTCCATGAAATGATGGGACCAGTAACAACTTATATTCAAACTATAGTTGCATTTTCAAAAAGAGTTGGCTCCGTTATAAATCCCAAACTTGCAAAAAGTATGGGTCAAGGTGTTGCGGATATAATTGATGGTTGTATGGTTGTGACTGATGCGATTTACAAAGCAAAAGACAAGTTAGTTAATGTTCCGAAATATAGTAAATTTTGGGCTTGGGTAAGTGGTGGTTCTTTGTCTGAAATTATGGATCAAGGAGTTTTAGCGCTTAAAGACATAATGGAGCCAACTAAGAAATATATTGAATCCATAGTGACATTTTCAAAAACAGTTGGCTCTGTAATAAATCCAAAACAAGCAAAAGAAATGGGTCAAGGTGTTGCAGATGTAATTGATGGTTGTATGGTTGTGACTGATGCGATTTATAAAGTAAAAGATAAATTGAAAAAAGTTCCAATGCATAGTAAATTTTGGGAATTTTTTGGTGGCGGAACCTTACAAGACAGTATGAATGAAGGAGTCTACGCACTTAACAGTATGATGGCTCCAGTAAAGAATTATGCTGCTTCTATAGTTAAGTTTTCTAAAAGTGTTGGTGAAGTTATAAATCCAAAACAAGCAAAAGAAATGGGTCAAGGTATAGCAGACATTTTGGCATCTATAGGACAAGTTAGCGATGAAATAATAAAAGCAAAAGATAAAATTTTATCAGTTGGCGGATTAACAAACGCAGTAAAAGACTTTGTGAAACTTTACGGAGCAGCAATTGCATTTAGAATTATGGGAAGTGGTATTCTTTCTTTCACAAATGCAATGGTTGGAGTTGTCAAACAGATTGAAAGTAAAGTAGATGTAGAAACTGGTAAGAGATTGATAAGTGTCATGAAGAATGTTGGTGAGCTTGTAAGTTTGACTGCACAAACAGTTAAAGATTTAAATGAAAAGATTCTTCCTTTAACTGAAGCTGGATGGTTTTCTGGAAGTATAGTAAGTCAGCTTAACAGTGCTATGCCTCAATTCCAAAGCTTCTTCTCGACAGTTCCAAAGTTTATAACAGATGCAATCGTAAAGCCGATGAACACAGCGTTTAAAGATGTTCAAGGCTTACAAGATGCTGGGATGAAGATTAAGGCTATAGGAATATTATTGAGCCAAGTTCATCCAGTAATTCAACAAATGCAATCAAAGATAGTTCCTTATACCGAATCTGGATTCTTTAATGCTGCTCCTATTGATAAAATCAAGGCTGGCATGGATGCAATGAGAAACTTCTTTACAGAGGTTGCATCGTTTATAACTAATGGCATTGTAATTCCAGTTACTAAAAACATGGCATCTGATGACGATTTGATTGATGCTAATTTACAACTTACAAGAATGGCAGTTGTGCTTGGTAGTGCTGGAAGAGTAATAAAAGGAATGATGGGCGTAATTGCATACATGGACCCAGCATCATTTTTCTCACAAGCTCCTGTGGAAAAAATCATGAAGAACAAGGATGAGTTTCAAAGAAGTTTCATAGCGATAGCAGAATTTGTTAAAGATGGCATTGTTAAGCCAGCCTTATCAGTTGGTGATTCTGGACAATTGAAAACTGCCGCAGAAAGATTATGTCAAACAGCATCGATAATGAGAAGTACAGCTATTGTTTTGAAAAGTGTAGATCAAACATTTGGACTCATGGAGTCTAAGTCAATTTTCAGTGACTCTCCAATAACAAAAATTATGAAAAATAAGGATGAATTCCAAAGAACATTCTTGGCTATAAGTCAATTTATTAGAGATGGAATTGTAACTCCTGTTTTGGCGACATTTCCAGATCCTTCAATAATGGTTTCTGCTGCAGTAATTATGCAGTCTATGGCTAAAACCATAAGTGCAGTTCCTCCAATCATCAAAAATCTTGCAGCTGCAATTGGGTTAATGACTGAATCAAAGAGTTTCTTTGCAAAAACTCCAGTTGAAACGATTATGAAAAATAAAGATGCATTTGCAAAATATTTTAGAACAGTAGCAGCATTTGTTAGAGATGCAATAGTAGTAGAAATCAATACAGCTTTTTCTGATGTTCCAATTTCAAAAATCGTTGAAGCAACAAGCATACTTACTAATCTAAGCAAAATCATTTCAATAATTCCAAAAGTTATAAAAGGTGTATCAGATGGTTTAATACCATTAGTTGTAAGTAAAGATGCCATTAAAAAAGCTCCGCTTAAAGCAATCTCAGAATCAAAAGAAGATTTCGCAAATTACTTCAGAGAAACTGCAGCATTTTTAAGAGATGGCGTAGTGATGCCAATATTAGAAGAATTTCCAGATGCTTCAATTTTGGCTAAAGCCACTAGTATCATCACAATGATAGCTCAATTGCTTCCAAATATACCACGAGTTATCAATCAAACTGCACAAGGTTTAATTCCATTGGTTGTAAGTAGAGATGCAATGAAAAAAGCACCAATGAAAATGATAAAATCTTCTAAAGATATTTTTAGTGAGTATTTTGTATCTGTGGCAGAGTTTTTACGAGATGGTATAGTTACACCAATTTTAGAAGTTTTGCCAGATACCAAAACTATAGCCAAAGCAACTAGCATTATCACAATGATGGCACAGTTATTGCCAACTATACCAAGAGTAATAAATTCACTTTCAAGCTTATTAGGTCTTTTAGACCCTAAAGATTGCATGAAAGATTCTCCCATGGCAATGCTTGCAAAAAATGCAATTATATTTGAAATTTATTTTTATACGATTGCAACATTCTTGAAGGAAGGAATTATTGAGCCTATTCTTTCTGGAATGGTTGATTCAAAAGATTTACAAAAAGCAAATCAAGCTATAAGCAATATGGATTTGGTCATTAGAGAAATACCTGTATTCATTCAAAGACTTTCTGATGGTTTATCGTCACTTATGTTTTCTGGGTATTTTGACTTCGCAATTTTTTCAGCAGCTAAAATAGTTGGTGCTTGGTTTAGCGGAATAGCATACGCTTTAATAGACGGAATAATTATTCCTCTCAGATTATTGCCTGATGATTCAGAATTAAAAGAAATAATTACAAAATTGCAAAGTGTAACGCAAATTTTTGGAGATATAAGACAAACTCTTGATTCTTTTGCCATTAATTTACAACCATTGACTGAAGGTGGATTCTTCACAAAATCACCAATCGCATCACTGTATTCATCTGCTAAGATTTTTGCAGAGTATTGGTCAGCTATAACTTCCTTTATTGCTAATGGAATTATAAAACCAATAAGTCAATTATCGCCAAGTGCAGAAATTGATGAATCAAGTAACAAATTAAAAAAATCAACTGAGATATTTGGCGAAATAAGAAACACTATTGAATTTTTAACAATTGCTTTGGAGCCTTTAACTTCTGGTGGTATTTTTAGTAGCTCTCCAATTGCATCATTAGCTTCATCGGCTCAAACTTTTTCAACTTATTGGTCAGCCATAGCAACATTCATACAAACTGGTATTATCACACCAGTAAATCAGATGTCTGGTGTTGAAGAATTGAAGTCTACTTCTCAAAAATTAGGTGTAATTTCTAGCATTATAAATGGAGTTAAAGGAGTAATTGACTCATTCTCACAACAAATACAACCACTAACTGGAAGCTGGTTGCAAAACATTTTCAATATGTCGCCAATGGCATATATGCTTGAATCAGCAAAGAACTTTGCATCATATTGGGTTAGCATAGCTAGTTTCATACAAATTGGAATTATCACACCAGTAAGTCAGATGTCTAGTGTTGAAGAATTGAAAACAACTTCTCAAAAATTAAATATAATTTCTAACATTATAAATGGCGTTAGAGGTGTAATTGATTCATTCTCACAACAAATACAACCATTAACTGGAAACTGGTTACAAAATATTTTCAATATGTCGCCAATGGCATATATGCTTGAGTCAGCAAAGAATTTTGCATCATATTGGACTGGAATAGCCCACTTCATACAAACTGGTATTATTGAACCCGTAAATAAAATGTCTAGTGTCGATAAGTTAAATGAAGTTATGAGCAAATTAAATTTCGTGTCTGGTGTTCTTAAAGCGGTTAGAGGTGTAATTGACACATTCTCAGAACAAATACAACCTTTGACTGGTAATTGGCTACAGACTCTTTTAGGCATTTCACCAATAGCAACCATGTACGAGTCAGCAAAGAGCTTTGCATCCTATTGGACTGGAATAGCCCACTTCATACAAGTCGGTATTATTGAACCAGTATTTAAAATATCGGGTGTTGATAAATTAAAAGAAGTTATAGATAAATTAAATTTTGTATCTGGCGTTCTTAAAGCGGTTAGAGTTGTGATTGACACATTCTCAGAACAAATACAACCTTTGACTGGTAATTGGCTAACAAGACTTTTTGCCATTTCTCCAATAGCAACTATGTACGAATCGGCTAAAAGTTTTGCATCCTATTGGACTGGAATAGCCCACTTTATACAAGTCGGTATTATTGAACCAGTAAATAAAATGTCTAATGTTGAAAAACTAACAGAAGTCATAAACAAGTTGAATTTTGTGTCTGGTATTCTTAAAGCGGTTAGAGTTGTAATTGACACATTCTCAGAACAAATACAACCTTTGACTGGTAATTGGTTAAGTAATATTTTTGTTAAGTCGCCAATAGCGACCATGTACGAATCAGCTAAAAGCTTTGCATCATATTGGGCTGGAATAGCCAACTTCATACAAGTTGGTATTATTGAACCAGTAAATAAAATGTCTAATGTTGAGAAATTAACAGAAGTTATGACCAAATTAACTTTCGTGTCTGGCATCTTTATAGGTGTAAGGAAAGTAATTGACACATTCTCAGAACAAATACAACCTTTGACTGGTAGTTGGTTAAGTAACATTTTCGTTAAGTCGCCAATAGCAACCATGTACGAATCAGCTAAAAGCTTTGCATCCTATTGGACTGGAATAGCAAACTTTATACAGATTGGTATTATTGAACCAGTAAATAGAATGTCTAATGTTGAAAAATTAACAGAAGTTATGACCAAATTAACTTTCGTTTCTGGTATCCTTATAGGTGTAAGGAAAGTAATTGACACATTCTCAGAACAGATACAACCTCTAACTGGTAGTTGGTTAAGTAACATTTTTGTTAAGTCTCCGATAGCAACCATGTACGAATCTGCTAAGACTTTTGCATCATATTGGATCGGAATAGCAAACTTTATAAATAATGGAATTATAAGACCAATATCTACTTTGCCAGATGCTTCTTCTTTAAATGAAATTACAAAAAGTCTTGTTGTGCTTCCTGATATTTTAAAGGAAGTATATAATGTTTCTGCATCGTTGAGTGAAAATATAGCACCATTAACTGATGGTGGTTGGTTCACTAAATCGCCTATTGAAAAAATATATAAAAGCATAAAAACATTCTCAAGTTATTGGGTTGGTATTTCTTCATTCCTTACCAACGGAATTATCAATCCAATCATGAATAATTTGCCAGATTCGACAGAATTAACAGAAGCTTTGACAAGAATAAAACTTGTTGCCGACATGTTAATTGAAATTCAAAAGGCAATGTTTGGCATGTCTAACATTATGTTAAATATGTCTTCAATGAATTTACCCGGAATGAATATTGATGATATCTCTGGTTTAGAAACTCAATTCGGTGCTATGGCAAAATTGACAAATGCTGCAGGAAGTCAGATTGGCGGATTGAGTGCTTCTGGTGGTGCAATGGAAGCAAATAATCCAGTAGCTACCGCAATACCTCCAGAACCTAGTATGAGAGAAAAGGTTCAAAAAGAAGTTGTGACATCAGAACCTAATTCTTCCACCGTTTCTTCGCCAGAATTGACTGAAATTGCATCCGAAGCAGTAACTCAAACTGAATTAAACGAACAAATGGTAGAACTTCTTACTCAGATAAAGGATGCACTTGGTGACACAGACAATAGTACTAAATCAAGTGCAGGGGGAATGGGCGGAGATACTGAAGCAAGAAAAGTTAGAAACAAACCATTCATGAATACTAAGTGGGCTTATGGATCATTCCTCCAAACGGGTGGTAAGGGAGTTACTAATGTTGGATCTGGCACTAAATAAAGGTAAAAAATGAGAGCAACAAATGGCGATGGTAGATTAGAAAAGATTGAAGATTGTTATTTGCAAAGTGATTTGTCGGCAAATGGAAATTTATACGCAAGTGATAATTCAATACAAATGTATTTTGATAATATTCCAGATATAAGTGATAAAAAATCAGCAAAATACAATGATGAAACTGGAATTGGTAGGTCAGCACCAATCAAAGCTTATTCAAATTCAGACAATAGAAATATTAGTGTTGAATGTCATTTTTTTGTGCAAAAAAAATCAGGTAGTCGTTCTGCAGAAGCAATAATGACAACACTAAGATGGTTAGAAGCACATGTTTATCCAAAACGAGCATCTGCTCCTTATGCTCCTCCTCCAATTATGAAAATTAAATGCAAAGATATTTTGGCTACTATTCCTTTATGCGTTGTACTGTTGGATTATAATGTGAAATTTGATTCCCAAGTTCCGTGGGATGAAGAAACTGGATGTCCATATAAAGTTGATGTTAGTTTAAATTTTGAAGTTGTATATAATTCTTCAAGTTTACCATTTGCAGAAGATATTGTTGTGACTGGCACTGGAGGTATTTAATGGCGAATAAAATAGAAATTACAAAAATATTAGCTAATAAAATGGTTGCTTCAGGAAGTCGTTATGAAGATAACAAAGTAATTTATTATGGTGAAGATAAGTATATTACATTTCCTCTTTATAGAAGACGAAATATTTCATCTGGTGATAGAGATAAATATACTGTTATAAATAAATCAACCGAATATAGACCAGACTTAGTATCGCAAGACTTTTATGGAACTTCTATGTTCTGGTGGAAAATAATGGAAAAAAATAATATCCGTGATATTTGGGATTTTAAATCAGGTTTAAGTATACTTATACCAGAAACTTTTAATTGAGGAATTAATGGCTTGTATAATAAATGAAGAAATACAAAAATATGTATGTGGATCTATAGAAATACCTCCAGAATCAGAGGTGTATGCTCCTTATGTTGAAATGGAAATGAAAAATGGAACATTCAAAGTAAATTGTGGAAATGATTCATTTGAACAAAGCCCACATAAAATGGTAATAAGTTCAATGCAGTATGGACTTCAACAAGCAAATGGAGGAATGAAAGTTGAATTTGAATTGTTGGGAGAAGGCTCAAATGCTTATGCTGATGTTGTTCGTCTTCTCAATAAAACTATAAAACTTGCGGAAAAAGAAACAATTGAAAATAAATTTAGATTTGGATGGTTGCTTAAAGATTGTCAAAGCGGACAAGTAAAAGAGGAACTATCTGACTGGATTCATTTCATGCCTAAAAAGCTTTTTACAAATATTGATAAAGGTATTACAAAAATAAAATTAGAATGTACAGATTTAATGCAAAGGCATAATGACAGAAGAATAGAAAAAATTCAAGGTTCAGAAGGAAATTTAAAAACATTAAAAGAAGCAATCATAGACATGTGTGCAGAAGAAGACCCTCCAATAGAAGTTGCTTTTATAAATAGGGATGGAGAAGAATTAGAATTTGAATTTCCTACTGGTGGTGGTGATGGAATTCAAGCAATTTGGAAACCGAATGAATTGCCTATTTTGTCAGTTATAAGAAATTGGGTGAGCATAATAAGAACTCAAGGATTCGAACTTGGTGTATATTTTAAATATGATCCATCAGAAAAAACTGGTCCAAGATTAATCATACATGAGGATGATCAATGTCTGCCAGATGAAAATTGCGACTGCAAGAGTGTCGAAAAAACTTATATAGTAAATGGTGGGAATTGCAGTCCAGTTATTGAATTTAATCCAGAAATAGAATGGATTCTTGATGCTGGTGGTTTTGGTGGTGTTTCTGGTGGCGGCACTTCTAGCCAAATGGCTAAAAATAAAGAAGATCCCAATTTAAGTCCAATTGAAGCTTCTGGTTCTGGTAATGCTCAATCAATACCTAGCGAATACGATTACTCTGTTCCTCAAGAAAGCAGAGTTATTCTTTTAGAAAAATCAACTGCTGCTCACACTACAGCAAATAAACCTTTCGATCAAGCTAGAAGCATAAAGGGAGAACTAAGCATAATTGGAAATGCTAAAGATTTTTATTATTTGACCGAAACTATTGGAAGATTTGTTTCTATTGTAGTTATAAGTCCATTTTCAATAGGTGATAAAGATTCTCCAAATTGTGATACTTGGCTTGCAGATCCACCAATAAATAAAATTTTATCAAATAAGAAATGGATGATCATGGGCGTAGATCATCAGATTGAAGCTGGTAAGTTTATAACTAAGTTGTCTGTAAGTTTACCAGTTCCAAATGCAGAACTTAGTGCTGATGATCCTATTGGTGGCGATGGATCTGAAGGTCCTTTCATGGACAATACTGGAGATGGTACTTTTGTAGGCGAAACAGATTAAAAATAAATGGAAAAATAATATGAGTTTAAATGAAAAAATTGCTACGCTCGAAAGAAGAATTGAAAGTTTGCAGCTTCAACTTGGAGATGTTGATTATTCAACAAAAGCAATTTCTAGGTCTGATCAACAAAATAAAGCTCCAGATACTAAAGATACTTTCTTTGGTGTTATGGTTGGTTTGGTAATTGAAACAATCGACATATGGAAGCAAAATAGAATTAAATTTTTTCATCCAAAACTACACCGTGCCAATGTTTTGATAAAAGAGCTTCCTTGGGCTAATCCAATTTCAGCCATGGGAGGATTTGATGATTCTGGTTTAAGTTGGGTTCCACCTGCAGGATCATCAGTTGCTTTAATTTTCGAAAGTGGTAATCGATCTTCGGCATATTATATTGGAACTGTATGGTCTAGAAATCGTGGTCCAGACGGAGGTCACAATTGGGGTGTTAATCAACTCATGGATGAATATAACAAGATTCATGAAGGTCATAGAAAAGGATATCTTGTTGGTCCAAATGATGGGTCGCAAGTTTTGCCTCCTTGGAATACAGAGTCTTACAATGGTTTTGATTTAACATCTATTCTTGATTTTGCTGATAAACCAGAAGTTCAAAAGCTTATAACATATCCAAACATTTATGGATTTAAAACTCCAGAAAAGCATATGCTTAAAATGGTTGATGGAGATCCTAAGTGTAATCGAAGATGGAAAAGAATAGAATTAATGTCAAGTACTGGTAATTGGATTATGATGAAGGATGACCATCTTCATTATGGTGGTCAGTGGGCGCATCCAGATTGTAGAGTCACATATCCAAATACTAAAGAAATAGTTCCAGATGATGATGTGAGTTGTCTTGCTGGTGTTCCAGAAATGCCATATCCAGATTTGGCAAGATCAATTGGTATTGATAGAAAAATCGCAGCAACTGATTCTTCTGGAGATAATGTTAATGCAGAAAGTTATACCGATTTGAGTGACGGTGGCAAGGCTTTAACAAACCAAGAGCAAAATGCAAAAAATATTCAACCAATAATAGAAAAAACTTCAGAAATTCCCATGTGTGGGCAATTAATTCCAAAATTCAAATCAAATGCAAGAACTGGTCATCCAAAATCAACACATTACAAAGATCAAATTGGTCAAAATCCTTATTTTAAACACGAAAACGAATGTCGTCCATATAAAGGACCAGAAACTCCACAAAACAACACATGTGATCTTCCCCAAACTGGAATTCAATTAATGTCTGTTTCTGGTCATACATTTGTAATGGATGATTCTGTTCGTCACCCCGAAGGCATTCCAGATTGGGAAAGAAGTACTAAGCCATTTAATTTTGGTGCTGGTGATGTTTATGAAGGTAGAACTTATATGAAGTCTACTACTGGACATATGATTGAAATGAGTGATTTGGAAGATGAACCAAATAAAAGAAGCGAATGGAATGGGATTAAACTTCTTACTGCTCATGGCAATAGAATTGAGCTTAACGATCATGAAAAACAAAAATGCATAGCCGGTAAACATCATGGTATAAGCATGCAAACATCAAGTAAACATCAATTTGAAATGATTGATGAGGAACTTGATTATTGTTATGATTCGAGAAAAAGTCTCTCTCCAGAAAAACAAAACGAAGAACAAAATCCAGTTGGTCATGGAGGAGACCCACAGCCACTATCGAAAAAAGCATATGTAAAAATTAGAAGTGGCTATGGTCTTGAATTTTCCATGCGTGATGATTTTGATCAACAAAAAACTGATCAACAATATATTCAAATATATTGTCCTCACCATGACAATTGTCGTGGTCCTCATATTCACAGATATCAAGAAAAGAAAGATGGTCCCGGATATGTCTTCTTAAGAGTTGCTGGAAATCATATAGTTGCCACAACTGATGATCACATTGAAGTTATTGGAGATATTGGTGGCTGCTCCAAACCTGCAAATAAGATTGAAATTATCAGTAAATTCAAACTTGTTTACACCAAAAATTACTATGTAAATATGACAGATAAATCGCACATATTCTTTGCAAAAGAATTTATAGCTTTATTAGCTGGAACTGCTGGAGAAGAGGATTCTCCAAAAATTGGAATGATTCTTATGTATGATCCATCTACTGGTGCAATTAGGGCAAGTTCAAAAATTATTGGTAGTTTAGGAGATAAAGATCCTTGTATGAGCATATTTAGTATGTTGCCTTTTGCTAAAAATAAATGTGACGGAAATCTTGACGAACAAGGCATTAACTCATGATTAATATAAAAAGTTTTAAAGGTGTTCCATATCCAATTACAAAAACTCCGAAAGGTTTTTTTTATATTCAACATGGTATCGATCAAATAAAATCAGATTTGATTGTTCTATTGCTAACCAATCCAAGAGAGAGAGTGATGTTGGCTAATTATGGAACTCCGTTAAGAAAGTTGTTCTTTAATCCTAATGATCCAGTAACTGTGCGTGAAGCACGAGATATGATTGCATTTTCTATAAGAACTTGGGAACCAAGAGTAGCAATAGAAAACATATATATTCAAAGCGGTTTAGATAAAGATAGTGCGAATCCATTGGATGAAAATCCTACAAATGAAAGTGTTTTACTTATAAGAATAACATTTTTCGATAGGTTGGAAATTACGAAAATACAAGAATTAAAATTAGAAATACCATTGGGGGCATAGGATGACAAATAATTGTCCATTTAATATTGAACCTTACGCAACTTCCGAAGTAATCGGCAAGCCTAATGTGTTTAATTTGAATTATACCAATCAAGATTTTTGGTCTATGAAAACAAGATTGATTGAATTCACACAGCAACGATTTTCCAATGAGTTTACAGATTTTGTAGAATCATCTCTAGCAATTATGCTTATTGAAAATTGGGCATTTATAGCAGATACACTTTCATTTAAGTTGGATCAAATCGCAAATGAAATTTTCATTGATACTGTTTCTGAAATTGACAATGCTTTTAGGCTTTGCAAACTAGTTGGTTACAATCCACAACCACCAGTAGCAGCGAAAAGTTATTGGACAGCATCAATAAACAATCCAATCACAACAGATGTAAGAATACCAACGCCAATCGGATTTGAAGTCAATGGCGGAGGAACCTCAGTAAAAATAGAATTATTTTCAGCTGACTCAGATGGAAATCCTATTTTTGATGAAGACATTATAATTTCAGCAAATAGTGTGGTAAATGCCAGTATTATTGGGCTACAAGGAAAAACAATATTTGAAGAAATCGCCAGCAACGGATCTAGAAATCAAACAATTCAATCTAGAAAACAATCAGTCATATATGATTCTATGCAAGTTTTTGTAGATGGAGTTATGTGGAATAAAGTTGATTATTTCACTGAGTCTCAACCATTTAGAGAATACAGAGTTGAATTTGATTCAAATTTTTCAGCATATTTCATTTTTGGAAATGGAGTTGCTGGTATGGTTCCATCCAAAGGATCTAATATCAGCATCTATTATAGGACTGGCGGTGGAACTATTGGAAATCTTGTAACAAACGCAACACAAAGTTCTGTATTGGTTAATGTTCCCGGATTAAATTATCCAATAGGTGTATTTTTGAACAATTACACAAAAGCACAATATGGATATGATGGAGATACGATTGAAGACATTCGAAGAAAATTGCCAATGTATCTTCGAACTCAAGACAGAGCAGTTACAGGTTTAGATTATAAAACTCTTGCCGACTTATATGTATCACCATATAATGGTCAGATTGGAAAATCTATTGCTGTTTTAAGAAATCATGGATGTGCAGCAAATATTATAGATCTTTATATTCTTTCAAGAAAAGATAAAAACACTTTAGAAGTTGCTAGTGATCAACTAAAAACAGAATTGATGTCTTACATAGAATCAAAAAAAATGATCACAGATTATGTTTGTATAAAAGACGGAGTAGTTGTTAATGTTGATGTAAATATTTCAATCACAATGGATAAATTATATCGAAAATTTGAAGATGAGCTTAGAGTTAAAATTTCAAATAGAATAGATGCATTTTTCAGTATTAATCGTTGGGAGTATGGCAAAACATTAAAAGAAAATGATCTAATAAAAGAATTTTCTGATTTAAAGGAAATTAAATCAGTTGATATTACATTTAATACAGATGATATAACTTTAGGGGCTACAAATATTGTTACAACTAAATTTTATGAAATAATTAGATCTGACATTATTGAATTAGGATTCGTTTACGAATAATTACAATGGCACAAAAAAAAATATCTGAGAATCCAAAAATAACTGATGAAATCATTTTTGAGTTAGAAACTCCAGATGATGATGGCTGTTTATTGTCCGATCCTTATAGGGTTGACAAAATAGTAATATATTTTATAGAAAGAAGTTTTATTGATCCAACCGTCAATGAATATACTCAAGAAATTTATGATAAAGAAAAACTACAAACAACATTAGAATCTGAGAAATTAGCTTGTGATTATCCAACTGAAGAAAACATATTTAAAGCCAGAAAGAATAGAGTCAATCTCGAATCAAGTATTACGCAACAAAAATTTTATTACAAAGATGCAACACCAGTATTCACTCTTGGCAATCCAGAATTTCCAGCTTGGCTATCTACAGACCAAGATAATGCATTAATTACAAAAGTGTCTACAGACGCAAATGGAAATACTTTATATGGTAATTTTCAATATATTTGGGATGCTCAAGGATATCGTGAAGGCGATTATTTCATTTGTTTTACTTGGACTTCTGTAATTGCCGGAACAACAAAATCAAGTCATCAGAAATTTAATTTATTAGGCGATACAAGAGCCACAGCAGTTCCATCGCATTTTACTGTTCCAGAAAAATATGCGACTTTATTTGAAAGATATACTCCAGAAATATTCAAAATAAGATTTAGTGAATTTGATAGAACTCCAGATGTTATAAACAAATTGAATTTAGCTACTGCCGATGGATTTACCATTATTGAAGATTATGCGAATCAAATTATTGATTTATTTGATGCAAATGTAGTGAATGAAAAATTATTGCCATTTCTATCAAATCTTTTCAGCTTGAAGCTTAAATCAAATGATCCTTATTTGTGGAGAAGACAAATAAAGAGAGCGATGCCAATCTTCAAGAAGAAAGGAACCATAAGTGGTCTAATAGAATCCTTGGATCAATCTGGAATTAAATTTATAAAGTATACAAGATTGTGGCAAGTAATTAGCGATTATACTTGGCAAGAAGTGTTTACTTATGACGGAAATTTAAATACTTTTGTATTAGAAAAAACAGCATTGTCATTAGATTTAAATAATTTTGAATTATATATTCGTTATTCTGATAGTGACACATGGGATTTGTTAACATCAGATTATATTGAATTTGGAAATATAGATGGTATTTCAACTATAGAATGGATTGGTGATACTCTTTCGGTAAATCCAATAACATTAGAAGAAGGCGATTCGATCAGATTAGTATATAAATATAATGAGATCAATAGTCCTTCCGAACAATCGATAGAAGATTATGTAAGAACTTTATCGCTTTCTGACACCAGAGATGAAAGAGATCAAGAGTACCCATTAAAAAATTGGAATGTAAGATTGATTGAAGAAACAGATCCTTTGTTTGATGTTATTATTCCGACAAAAAATCCATTCCATGACAATGTTATATTCGGGAAAGTAAAAACAGAATTTCCATTTTCAGAAAACATTTATAACATGGATGAATACAATGGATCGATTAGAAATTCAAATGATCCATGCGATATTGACAAGAATTTCATCGATCCGTGCTTTAGTAGTTTGAGCAGCAAATATAACATAGATTTAGAAATCAAAAATTTAAGTGATGATAGGATTGTTGAGGCTTATGAAGTTCTCAGTGAATCTTTACCTTTTCATGCAATTTTACATGTAATGAATATTTATGGAGGTTTTGAAGAAGTCATAATGCCACCAATTGAAGAAATTGAGGCTCTTATGACTTACAAGCAAAGCAACTTTATCATTTCTGGAAATGCACAAATGTGGTTTAATAGGGGCATGAAAAACGGTCTTACTACATCTGCCGTATTGAGAAATGCACTAGCTAGTTCTACTATTGTAAATTCTGGATCTGGTATTGCCTATAACGATAGTGTAGTTTTATTTTCTGGTGAAGTTAATTTTAAACAAATTGGCGTAGTTTTAAATGGAACAGGAATTTTAAAGGTTTTGGGTGGTACTTTAGCTGGTGAGTATACAATTCAAAATCCTGTTGCAAATACAATTGAAGTAAATACAGTATCAGAACCATTGGATGAAACCAATTCCGTATTTGCTGGTTCTTTATTAGGACTTGATTCAAGAGCATTTTCATTTAGGATTTCAAATCCAATTGACTCAACAAGTAGTATAAACATATATCAAGATAATATCTTTTCTTTTTCAGATAGCAGTAAAGATTTTGCTGAATTTAAATCTCTTTGGGATGTTACTGAAGGATATTCGTCTGGTTCGTGGAAAATTAAAATTATTGCATATTCAGCAACAGCTTATGATATCTTAAACATTCTGCCTAATAAAATATTATTATTACAAGATGATGGAACACTTCCGCCAACATCTGTAAGTTCTGTTTCTTATGAGGCATACGATAAAGATGACAATTTATTATTCACATCTACAAGTGGCAGCATTATAGTTACTGCAAGAGGAAGAACTGAAGTTTTAAATTCTGATTTTCATGATGTTCGAAATATTTACAGTGTTGGGTTTTATCAAAAGATTTCTGGTGTTGAATATAGGATTAGTGGTTTTGTTGATGGAACTGTCGATCAATTTTACATTGAAAATTATACAAATGGCGATGTTATTGGAACAAGTCTTGAAATATTCCAAAGATTAGTTGACAATAAGATTGGCTATATGAGTCATAAAGGTTTTAAAATTCAAATAGTTGGCGATTTAGAATCTTCGCTTGGTATTGTTAATGGAGCCAATAATTTGATATCAACTCCATTGGAGAATGATTATTTCAAAGAGAATTATTTGATTGAAATTGATGGAGATTTATATTTTATACAAGAAATTGATGGCAACAATCCATCGGGAAATACTACAATAACTCTCGAAGGTTCAGACAGGTATTGGAAGACTTTCTCTTCTGGTGGTACTTCAGAAAGTTACACCATTTATAGATACACCAAAACACAAAATGTAACTATAGCAGGACAACAGTTTGATTTGCCAGAAGTTACATTTAACAGAATTGATAGGCGAGGCAGTGAAATGACAGGAAATTCAGAAAACATCAATCCAATAATGTCTATTGCATCAAAAGATCAACCAGAAGATCAACCAAAAGATAATTTTGTTGAATCTTTGAAGCAAAATGAAAAGATTGAATTTATAATAGATTACCAAGATGGAAATACGAAGAAAGGCGAATTATGACAAATCAACATGAAGCAATGACCGTAGTTGGCGTGGTAGAAAGAATCATCGAATATAAAGATGGTAGCAAAGAAGTATCCGAAATAAAAAATACTATTTTGCGTAAGGGCAGAGAAGCCTTAGCCAAAAGTCTAGCCAATAGTATCGGAAGCACTTATGATTATTTCATAAATCGTATGCTTTTTGGTGATGGAGGAACCAGTGGCGGAACTCTTAAGTATGTTGATACTCAAAGAACTGGTTTATTTGGTATTACCAGAGCGAGCAAGCCAGTCATTAGTCAAATTGATCCAAATATTCCAAGTCAAGTTGTTTTCACATCTGTGTTAACATTTGATGATGCTAATGGATACGCTCTCAATGAAATGGCACTTCAAATGTCAAATGGCGATTTATATAGCATGGTAACATTTGCAGATTTAAATAAAACCTCCTCCATGCAAATAACTTTCAATTGGCGTTTATCATTTGTATAAAGATTGGTTAAAATATGGCAAGAAATATTGTAATTTTGGATATAAAATGTCAAGATCTTAAAAAAGATGTAAAGATGTTAGTATTAGACAATGAAGTTTTTGATTGGGGTCTTGACAAAGAGTCCATCAATCGTGCAAAAAAAATGATTGATCAAAAACCAGATATGAAAGAATCAATCATCATGTCTATAATAAATCATTTTTTAGAATGTTTTTCTGATTTTTGTGGCAGAAACATAACTCTCGAAGAATTTCTTTTAATTATTGAAAAAGGAAGTATTTAAATGACTTCTCCACTAACATTCCATGAAATGGATGATCGATTCTACATCAAAGAGTCAACTATTTCTGGTGCTGGAAAAGGTTTATTTGCCAGAACAAAAATACTTGAAAATGATAGATTGATGATTAAAGGAATTCTTGTTGAAAAGGATAGTCCTGCAGATTTATGCACGACATTTTCAAATTCTTATAAATTTGCAGCAAGTTTGATATCGTTACCCAATGGAGAAGTTGATTGTGGTAATTTTTTTATTATACCACTTGGATATTCTGGAATTGTGAATCATATAGCGGATGAATCAAAGCGTAATGTTCAAATAACTTATCTTGGAAATTATGAAGTTGCTTATGAATTTTTAAAAGATGTTCATAAAGACGAAGAGATATTGGGAAACTATGGAGATGAGTGGCAAAAAATTCTCGCTTGGTCTGATTTGCAAAAATCAAAAAATAAAACAGATATTAAATTGTGGAAGAAATTTTTAGATTTAAATTTATATGATCTTGGTGGTTTAAAATGAATTATTGGTTGGATAAAAAAAAGCAAGAAGAAGAAAAATATAAAAAAACAACAGTAAATATTACATTGTAAATTCTTTCCCAAAACAATGGAAAATTGTCGGTAAGAAAAACAATAAAAAAAGTCATATATAAGAACAAAGGATAAACATGGTTGATCTATCAAGACTCCCAACACCAGAATACTCTGCTCAGAACCCATATCATTATACATATGATAACATTCCAATTAAACAATTGGCAGAAAGAGATGTTCTTATAAACAATGAATTGGAAAATGTTTCGAATATTATTCGTAGTGGTGCTGGAACTCAAGGAAATATAGCAAATAGAATAGATCAATCAATTGATGAAAATGGAGATTTAAGACCATCTGCGGTTGATGAGTCTCTTCACAATATAGCAGAACATACAGATGGATCAAAATCAGAAGATTTTGGAACATTGAGTTATATCAACACAACGCTTGGATTTTCGAGTGTTGTAAATCCAGTTTCTTATGTCAGAATGTTAGATGTAGAAAGATCTAAGTTGAATTTAATCGCTGAAGAGGCGACAGATATTGATTTTCAAGTAGTAACTCCTAGCAGTACCATAACAATTCCAGAAGGAACTATATCTTTTGAAGCATCTGACAATATTTATTGGGAAATAACTGGTCCTTCTGGACCTACCATGCCATATGTATTGAAGCCAATATTAGGCATTGGAACAACTTATTTTCACAATCATTATTATAATGTTGAGCCAATAACATCAAATTATATTGATTATACAGTAACTGCAATAAGCACTCCGTACATTGAAGGAAGCTTAAGAGTGTACATCAATGGAATTAGTATAAATGATAGTGCTTCAGTTTATGTTCCTACTAGTGATCCAACCGATCCTTGGGTTCAAAATAAATTTACTCCAGATTATGCTAATGGATCTTTTGCTCTTGATATTGCACTAACAAGTAATGATATAATAAGAATAGATTTTGACATTTCACTTTCATGAGAATTTCAAATGAATGAGCCAAAAGATTTGAATTATGGATTCATTATTATTGTTCCAGAAAACAACCCAAAACTAGTTGAGATAACAGTATCTTCAATTAAGAGCAAATTCAATAAAAGCCCATTTATTTGCGTTGTTACTAGCAATATATCTTCAGAAAATGAAAAAGAAATTTCACAATTTTGCCCAACATATAAAGCTGGAAATAGTTATTCTTCATTAATCAATGAGGGAATAAAAAATTCTCCATCAGAATGGAATCTGATAATTATATCTGGTACATCTATAAGAAATAGAATTTTCAGAAAATATTCTTGTTTTATTGAAAGCGAAAAAGACATTCTATTTCCAATTGTTGATAGAAAGCTAAATTTCATTGATGGAACAGTTAATGGAATATTAATACATAGAAATGCACATCAAAATCTTGGTGATATCCCTCAAATGAGTACGCTCCAAGAATGCAAATCTCTTTGGGCTGAAAAAGCTTTAAGGCATGGATATAAATTTAAAGCAGTGGTTGGTGCTGGCTTAGTTTAAGAGCATCTTTGCTTTAAAAGATACCAAGTATCATCGTATTCTATACCTTTATCGACACGATCTAGATATACATATAGATCATTCCATGATCCAAACATATGATTTAATGGAAATAAGCCAAAATACCATACTGGCAAGTTTTCAATTCCTGTTGGGCATACAAGTAAAGTTGGCTTCATGGCTCTCCAGCTTTCTGTAATTTCGTGATGTGTTCCTGTGGTTGGAATTTTATATGGCAAACAAGCTATGAGAATATCAGATTTATAGACCATTCCTAAATCTTTTCTGACAAATTCTTCTGCAATTTCTTTCATTCTTTGAAAATTTTTTGTTTCTTTGGCTAAAGAGATTTCTGGCAACCACTGTTGTTTTGGGTCTGTAAATGGGTCAAAAATCTTTAATCCAAAATTATTTTCAAGTATATTAATTGGTTCCGTTCTCCAATTAAGATCATTAAATTCGATTGGTCCACTCAAATAAACTGAAGATCCCGCCAGCATGTTTCGCTCCTATTTAAGAAAAAATCCATTTTAATTTATTTTAAAAAGAAATCAATGGAGATTTGAAACTCTAATATATTAAGGAGAAAATCATGGAAAACACGAACATTTTGAAGCAAATGAATGAGATTTTAAATTACGAAATGGCTGAGAGGCATAGTTATTTCCAAATGAAATATTTCATTGTAAATAAAGAACCTACCACACAATCTAAAATGTGGCAATGTTTAAGAGAAATAAAAAGTCGATATGAATCTCTACAAGCATTAGATTTAGAGATAGATGAAAGCAAGGACAACCTAGAATTGATTGATATTAACATAAATAAGATGATAGCCATATATGATAAAAAAGTATCAATGGGAAAGCCTTCTGATTCTTTAAAAATATCTGAAATCAAGCTAAGAAAAGCAAAAAGACAGAGAGTTATGGCTGATAAGAATATTGAAACTCTTGTTAAAAAGAAAAAGAACCTAGAGGAAGAGGCTAATTTCTTTGTGCTTTCATTTAGAAATTTGGAAGTGGTTGAGCCTTTAAAGGATTATGACGATTTGGAATCTCAAAAACAATATTGGGGAGAAAAGCTATTGCAAAAAATAAATTTAAAAATGTTGTTGCAGTCGCAGGTAGATACAGAGCTAATTGAAACTGTTTTGGCTCTTCCAGATGACATTCCAATTAAGGGTCAAACAGTGAAAAATCTTGATAGTATGCACAAGAAAATGATTCAAATGAAAAATCAAGCAGAACAGGCGATAAGCCAAAAGCAGGAATTAAATGGCAATTAGAATTTCAAGTTTAGATGCTGGTTATACCATTGGTGGTTTATCTACATTCCCCAGTGGTATTGACAATAGCCAATCTTTATATGAAGCAAGAAATAATGCAGAAACAACTCTGCGTCAATCACTTTCTTTTAATGGTAAATATATAATTGTAAATGACAATTCTATGTTTCCAAGTAAAGGTCTACTTCGCATAGGTCCTCCTTCCGGCAAAGCTGGAAATTATGAATTGATATATTATGCAGCAAAAACAAACAATGTTTTTAGCGATCTAGTTCGTGGGTTTGCAGGATCAAGACAATCTACTTGGTCAACTGGAAGTCATGTTTTACATTCTGTGATGGCAGAACATCATAATGCTTTAAGAGATGCAATTTATAATATGGAAGTTGATTTGGGTACTAGTAGTGATCCGACATCAGAATCTCTTAATGGAATATTAAAAAGACAAGAAAATATATTCTTAGCTCCAAAGCCTATATTTAGGGCGCATAAGATCATTGGAGTTCCGCCATTAACTATTAGATTTCAAAATTTTAGTACTGGTCCAATCATTCGTTATTTGTGGGATTTTGGTGATGGAACAACATCCGTAGAAAAAAACCCAATACATACATATCAAAATGAAGGAATTTATAGTGTTCAATTGAATGTGGTTTCTGTCCTTGGAGGACAAGGAATTGCAACAAAAAGTAATTACATAACAGTTAGTAAGCAAGAAATTACAACATTTTTTTATGTAACACCAACAGTTGGTATATCTAAAGAAACAGCATTAAAGCTTTCACTAACTCCAACTATCTTTAAATTTGTTGATCAAACAGATGGCGATATAAGTCAAAGATACTGGATATTTGGTGGAAATGGCACCATTAATGGAATACCAGTTACAAATCAAAGCTATCAAGAAAATAATTCCAACATTCATGAGGTTCAATTTGTGTACGATAAACCAAATTCATATATTCCCGGTTTAATGTTGGTGTTGGAAAACTCAAATAGCAAAAAAGCATTCCTTTCTGAAAACATCGTGGTGAGCTAATGACAATACCTTCAGTATCTAATTTTCCAACAAGCATAGACACAGATGATAATCTATTTTTAGTTCATGATAGTTTGCGTGTAAAACTTTCACAAGACTATAATCCCGGCGACAACTCCATTACAGTTTATGGTGACACTACAATCATAGGAAGATTTCCAGATACTGGAATTATCACATTGACGGAGCAATGTAGTGACGCAGAATTTAGATCATTGTCTTTTTACTATGGAAGCAGAACTCAAATTTCTTTTGATGAGCTTGAGTTGTTGCCCGGATTTATTGATACTGCAAAACCAAAAGATATAACAAATATCACTCAAAATGTAATGGCTCAACATCACAATGCAATTAAAAATGCATTAATTGCAATTCAAGAAACGGCTGGTAAAAAAGATGAAATTGCAGATTTTCCATTAACTGGAACCATGGAAGAAAGAATCAATTATCTTAGAAGTATAGCATTGATTCCAAAGGCTTGGTTTACATCGAATAAATCGATAGGTTTAATTCCTTTTACAGTACAATTCAAAGATTTAAGTTTTAGATTAGGCACAGATGGAACATCAGGATCAATTAGTTATATTTGGGATTTTGGAGACAACACTTCATCTATTATCAGTTCAATAAGTTCGACTGAGGGTCCTATTTCTCAAGATAATGTTTTAGTTGAAGACTTAGATGGTGGAACAATTACCAAAGTTTATACTAGACCGGGAATTTATGATGTTTCATTGACAGTAACGAATGATTTTGGAACAGATACAGTTGTATTCCCACAATTTGTTAATGCGAGAGTTTCAGCACCAGAAAAAGCAGTTATAAATTTCAATGTTCGAACTGGTCAATCACAAATTGTAAATGGAATTCCAAGTGGTGGTCCATACACAACAACTCCAGTATTAAGAACTCCAGTAAATGTATTTGTTGATGCAGATATTCCTATTGGCATCAATCCAAATACTGGAAAAACTTATTCTGGAGAAGAAGTTTCTGGTTTAGACCCAATTGATCCAGTAACAACATATACTTGGTATTTGGCTGATGATCTTGTTCATAACAATTCATCTAATGTCCGTGGGTCTTATAGTGTTGGTGGAATTTACAACTTACATTTAAGATGCGATACTGCTTATGGTGCATATAGAATTACAACCTATGATAATGCTATTGATGTTGTTGAAAAATATAATTTATGGCTATGGAATTATTATTCAGCAAATCAAATTAAAAGTTCTGAATTTGGATTGATAAGTGAAACATTTAAAACTGGATTTAGTACTGCAGTATCAATATCAAGAAATAAAACATTTCTTGATGGTGCAACAAATGAAGCTCAACAAAAAAAAGAATTTGAAAGAAATGTTGGATTTTCACCAAGAGGAACAACACCTTCTGGGAATGGTGGCGTAGGACTTCTTTATTATGCAAGTGGCAGAAATGCTGTAGATTCTCCAATTCTCGAATCAATTAATTTTCATGAGTTCAATGGCTTTACACAAACTTATTTAGTTCAAAGCCCAATTTCCAGACCATGGAATTGGGTTGAATTGCACAGTGCAAATAGCATTTATTTTATCTTAGGAAATATTACAACACCGCAAATTTCTGGAACTAGTCTTACAAATCAAGTTAAAGATAAATTAAATTTAAATGATCTTTCCACTATTACTGAAAATTTAACTACTTCGAATTATAAAAGTGGCGCTCAGGAATTGAAAAATAACGAAGTTTCATTTGACATTAGTGGCAATCCAAATCAAGGTCATATGAGCGTTTACAGATCATGCTGGAAAGATACATCTGGATTCTTTTTGAGAAATCAAGGTGTTGGAACATTTTTCAGAATTAAAAGTTTTTATAAGACCTCTGGATCAACATCAGAATATTTTCAAGATATCAAAAAATTAACTGATATGTCTGGAACGGCAAAACTTGAAGGACAATTAGTTCCATTGAGTCAAGGAGTTTACTTTTTCAATAACACCGGAGCTATATCTGCATATAACCAAAATACAAATGTTTGGGAAACAGGTGGAACTGGTGTTAATTCTGCATCATTTAGATATCTTCAAGATAATACAATTGTCGGATTCGATGGACAGGATCAAACGCTCGTTGCTACTTCTGATTCTAATAAAATTGCCTATTTGAGTTTTGATTATAGTGCAAAAGCATTTATCAAATTCAATGAAACAACGCTAACTTTTAGCAATGTTTCTTATAGACCAATAGGAACACAATTTAACATGTCTATTTTCTAACTATAAACGCTAAATAAAGAGAAGATGTCTAATAATTTCCCCCCAATTCCTGTATATCCAAAAAATTACGATACTGATCGTACTTTGTATTTGGTTTATAACACCAGTGAAACCGTAACAACCTCAGATAATCATCCTTGGGAAGCAAACATCGAGATTTATCCTGTTAATGCAGATGAAAATGAAATTTGGGCGAACAATGGATATGCAAATATAAGTGGAGAGCTTTTTTATTATGGCGGTGTATTAAAAAACAATAATGGTAAAGTTTATAAATTAACTAATTGCACGAGAAATTTAGGTGGAACAAAAACTAAATATAATTATGCTGGATCGGAAATAAGAGGATTTGTAGTATCAGAACACCACAATCAACTTGCTGATGCAATTATAAAGACTCAAAATTTTATTGGTTTTAATTTTACAACAGATCAAACAACATTGGATTGGAGAATTAGAAATTTATCTGAACTCGAAGTGATTTTTGACGACTTCACATGTCCAGATGTAACTTTCTTTTTTGCAATCACATCAATTAGTCCAGTAACTGGAACAATAGCAACATATAATGTTGAAATTACTGGTTCATATAAAAGTTTCAGACTCGACTTCGGTGATGGTAAATTTACAAGTACTAATTTATCTGGCACACATGTTTATGCAGCAAATACCACAATAGATCCTGTGATTCAAGTGAATACAGACCAATGTACTGTTGTGCAAAGTCCTTCAGAAAGAGAGATAGCCAAGCAGCCTAATATACAAACTCCAAATCAACCTTTAGAGTTTTTAATTCCAAATATTCCAGATATACCACAACTTATAATACCTACAATTAATTTGCCTACAATTAATGTTCAGCCACCACCAATTGTATTTCCTTGTTTAGACATTGGACCATTAGGTCCAATTAATATTCCATCAATTATTGTTGTAGATCCTCCAATTCCAACGATAATTACTTTCGGTCCTTTACCTAATTTTTGTAGTACGATTAATTTTGGTCCACTTAAGTTACCAACGATTATAGATTTTGGACCTCTTCCAACATTTCCTTCAATTGTAATTAGTAGTTTTCCAACATTCCCAACTATGATTGAATTTGGTCCATTTCCAGTATGCAGCATCATAAACTTTGGTCCAATTATATGCCCAACACTTATTTCATTTGGTCCTTTAAATATACCAACAATTATTAGTTTTGGTCCATTAACATTCCCAACGATAATTACCTTTGGTCCAATTAATATCCCAACGATAATTACCTTTGGTCCACTACCAACATTGCCAACAATTATAAACTTTGGTCCATTGCCTAATTTTTGTAGCATAATCCAGTTTGGACCATTGAAACTACCAACGATAATTACTTTTGGTCCACTGCCAACATTCCCAACGATAATTACTTTTGGACCTATGCCAACATTCCCAACGATAATTAGTTTTGGTCCATTCCCTGTTTGTAGTCTTATAAATTTTGGTCCATTAACTTGCCCAACACTTATTTCATTTGGTCCTTTAACCATACCAACGATAATTAGTTTTGGTCCATTACCAACATTACCAACGATCATAAACTTTGGTCCATTGCCTAATTTTTGTAGCATAATTCAGTTTGGACCATCAAGCTTACCATCAATAATTGATTTTGGACCATCAAGCTTGCCAACACAAATTGTTTTTGGACCATCAAGCTTACCAACGATTATAAATTTTGGACCATTCCCTGTTTGTAGCATTATAAATTTTGGTCCAATCATATGCCCAACACTGATTGTTTTTGGTCCATCAAATTTACCATCAATAATTGATTTTGGACCATCAAATCTACCAACACAAATTGTTTTTGGTCCATCAAACATACCAACACAAATTGTTTTTGGTCCATTGACTGGTTTGTGTACTGTAATTCAATTTGGTCCATCAAGCTTACCATCAATAATTGATTTTGGACCATCAAGCTTGCCAACACAAATTGTTTTTGGTCCATCAAATATACCAACACAAATTGTTTTTGGTCCATCAAGCTTACCAACGATTATAAATTTTGGACCATTTCCTGTTTGTAGTCTTATAAACTTTGGTCCATTGAATTGCCCAACACTGATTGTTTTTGGTCCATCAAATTTACCATCAATAATTGATTTTGGACCATCAAGTTTGCCAACACAAATTGTTTTTGGACCATCAAGTTTGCCAACACAAATTGTTTTTGGTCCATCAAACATACCAACACAAATTGTTTTTGGTCCATTGACTGGTTTGTGTACTGTAATTCAATTTGGTCCATCAAGCTTACCATCAATAATTGATTTTGGACCATCAAGCTTGCCAACACAAATTGTTTTTGGTCCATCAAACATACCAACACAAATTGTTTTTGGTCCATCAAGCTTACCAACGATTATAAATTTTGGTCCATCAAATTTACCAACACTTATAAATTTTGGTCCATCAAATTTACCAACACTTATAAATTTTGGTCCATCAAGCTTACCAACACAAATTGTTTTTGGTCCATCAAACATACCAACACAAATTGTTTTTGGTCCATTGACTGGTTTGTGTACTGTAATTCAATTTGGTCCATCAAGCTTACCATCAATAATTGATTTTGGACC